TCATATTTTGACCTTTTTGCCTATTATTTCTTCTATATTGTATTGGCCTTCTGGAGGAATATATCCTTCTGGTACTTGATTATTTAAATCAAATACAAGTTCTACATATTCTACTTTCTGGCTCTTTCTTTTAAATCTTTCTTTCTCATGTTCTTCTCTTATATATTTCTCTGTTATTCCACACTTTTTTAGTTCATTCATATATTTTTTAAATGTTTTTTCATCATGATCTTTTTTTATTTTTTCTATTCCAATCATGACAAGTACGCATAAAAAACTTGTTAGATTTCTTGTCTTTACTTTTGATAGTCTGCCAGTAGGAGTGGTTTTATTAAATACTTTTCCTATTTTTTCTTCTATTTCTAGAATATCCATTTTCATTTCCTATTTTTGCTTTCGGCAATCATCATTCGAACCATATATAAGATTCTTTTTTTATCTTCTTTTTCTATATTTTTTAGGTCGTTAAGAATGATAGCGATTTCTTCATCTGTGCTTCCTTCTTCGCCAAATGCAAGATTATCGATACTCATACCTAAAGCTATGCTTAATCTCTTTAAGTGCTGCAATGTAGGGTTTGGGTCTTCGGCGGTCATGTTTCTTTTTAGGGTCTTGTAATTTACTCCAGCGATATTTGCTAGTTCAGGAATGCTGATATTCAGTTCCTTACATTTTTTTTCTATACGTTCGCCTATACTGTTCATTTCATGACCTTTTTCACTTTCGTCAATTTTATAACAATTATTTCTCATATATTAGATTTCCTTTGTTTACAGTTCTCATATATTAGATTAATATCTATTTAAAGAGATTTTAATTCTATTAAATGCGATAATTATTGGGGAATTTTATGAGCATACAACAAGTATTAGAAGTTCATATATCTGGGTAATTGCTATGCTTGATTTTCTGCGGTTAGCGATTCCGATCATTCCTACGTATGTACGTAGTCTTGATAATCATCATTGGTTTAATGGTGATATTCGTGATTATGGTATTCCTGCTGCTACTCGCCATGTTTCTAAGACCGATGATGGTCAAACGATAACAGGGGAGCTTTATCATCCGTATGAGTCACTTCCATCTGACTATACAGATATGGCTGTTAAATTTTATACAAATACAATGAATACACCGCCTTATGTTGAGATTAAGGCATCTCCATTGAAGTTGTTACAAGGTCACAATGTGTATGGTTTTGAGTCTATCGAATTAGGCTCCGATCATATGCTTGGCATGTTACTCGAAGCCTTTCCCCAGTTAGCCCCAATCTTAGATTTGGCAAATACTGAGGTTTTACATCTAGATACCACATATTTATTTAGATTGCCTCATCAGAATATGGTTCAGCCAACTTTGGACTATATGGCTAACTTGGCTTCGGGTCACCGTAAAGCCCGTGAAGTTAAATATGATAATTACATTACTTGGGGTAATGATTCAGCAAGTGTACGTCCTAAGGCATATGGCAAATTTGAAGAAGTTAAAAGCCAACTAAATAAGATTCAGAAGAAAGCAGATAAGGGTTGTATGCGCTCTAAATCGCTTGTTATTGCTATGAATGGTGCTTTGCAATTTGCTAATGCTGTTTTACGTCTAGAAGCTCGTATTTGTAAGACTTATTTAACCAAGAATGGTTATCCATCGAATTTATTTCAGCTAATTAAGCTGCAACATGAACAGCCAGAATTATTGCTACGCCTCTGGCACGTAGCGTTTGACCCAATCCTTAAGACTATGGAGGGTGAATATATGAATTTCGCAAGTGATGATGAATTAGAAGCTTTACTTAAATCTAAATTGGTTACCTATACCAAGAAAGGTAATCCTAGTTATACCAAGGCTTATAACGCCTTTGATTTCTATCGATCATTGCGTATTGATGGTTATAAAAAAGTAAAGTCCAGACATTTGGAATCACGTTTCTATAAACGTGAAAGAGAGCTTATTAGCTGCGGTATTAGCCGTTCTCATCTACAGAATTTACATAAAAATCCAAACGGTAAAGTCATCCCATTTGTACGTTTATTCGAACTTAAGATGGCTGATCAATTACCACCAGATTACGTTCAACCAGTTTCACAATACAGCCCAAAGAATCAGGGTTTACATCTAGTTGCCTAAAGAGAGGTTTTTATCATGCAATTATCATTTAACAAACGCACAATTTTTCCATCTGTTTACCGTGGTGAAAATAAGAAAACTGGCGAACCAACTTGTTATTTGTCTGCAACTGTATTTTCACCAGTTAAATACAATTTAAAACCAGCTGCTGGAATGATGCCAATTGAACAGATTCAAGCGATTCTTGAAGAGTGTGCAGACAATGGCCAAGAAGTAGAAATTGAGTTTACAGAGCAACAAACTAAGTTTGGTGCAGAGATGCAAATTTTCAGTGTTAAGCCATTACCGAAGAAAAACCCAATGGAATCAAAGGCTTAATGGTGAATTATACGATTGTTCGTATAATGTATATTATGTTAAATAGGATATCTGAGACTGTGGCCTACACAACACTGTTTGTTGCCACAGCTCAGCAACGTGAAGATCTACGATTATAATTCACGTTGCTGAGTATCCTAAGTAACATAATATAAGTTATGCAGAAATCAGATCGCTACTCGACTTGCGTATTAGTCAAGCCTACGCAAGTCTGCGTGGCTATGACCTTCTATCAATCCTCCGTTTTATCTTCACGAAGTGCTCGCCAACTCATAAAGTAGCTGTAGCCTATAGCTACTATCAGGACAAATATAATTCCTAAGATTTCTACAAGTGTCATATCGTTAATTCCCCAAAAATTGTAAGTTTTATCGCCTATCGTTTCCCGCATATTATAGGTTGCGGGAAATCGAAATTATGACCAACGATTAAAGCTATAACTTTGCTGTGCTGGCTCATCCATGTGCTGTTGTAGTTTATGAACCAGTATCTTCACATTATTAATTTTATCGTTAGTTGAACTATTATCTTGTTGAACATAAATCAAATATTCATCTAACATTTGAATAAGTTGCTGCCAATCCTCTTTACGCATTGCACCTATTGAGCGCTTATATCGCATATATTCAACCTAGCGCGTCTGTTATTTCTGTTAAGAAATCAAATGTATTCAGTCCTTGCTTGCTGCTTAAGCCACTATAATTGTTAAAACCCAATCAATCATAGATTGATGGTTTTTATACAATTTTATGCGTTTAATCAGCTAATAATTCATGCATATTGGACATGAGACAATTTGTACGTTTATAACACCAATATAAATCATTGAAAATAATAAACTTTAATTTGTTATGGACAAAATGTATGGTTATACATATTTTAAAAGTACAAGTACCAAGTATCAGTTTTATTGTTGTTCAATATAAATTGTTGTAGATACTCGAGTGCTTTCAGGATGCACTGCTACAATCTTGAAACCTTTGGCATAGATTTGATCAATAGATAGACCTTCTTCCTCGATACAACTACAATTAAACTTCTTATCATTACCTGCCCAACAGACACCACCTTTTTTGAATGAACTAGCTAAAGCAATTGGACTGAATACAAAGAAACTAAATAAAGTTGTGACAATTATTTTTTTCATAAAGAACCCTAAAAAAGTACAAACGCCAAGTTAAATAATGTCTAAGAAAGTACAAATGCCAAGTGCGAATGATAAATACAAAAATAAAGAAATAAACAGGAATTTATGAAACCTCATTTGTGTTGCATAGTGAAGTTTGCCCAATTTTAGTTTAACACTAACCATTTGTTTGACCTCATATATAAATTTTATTAACTATAACGTAGTTTCTGAAGGATATACAGGTTGCGTATAACCAACATTGTCATTGTCATTGTCATTGTTATTTACTGACATATTATCCTGTAAATATTGCTCCTTCTTCAACTTTGAAAAAGACATTCTATTGTTTTTACTAGATAATTTCTTACACTCATCAACTGAGATATCAATAAAATCACCATACGAGTTTTTAGCATAACAATCCGTTGATGATTCAACAATTATGGCTATACGTTGATTCTCAAGTTGTAAATCATCATTTTTGTTATTTAGAATTGGTTTATGCATTTCTTGAATAGTCGTTTGTGGTTGCTTTGTTTCTTCAATTTCTTGCGATTTTTGAACCATCACTGGCTTTTCCTTATGTCCAAATAACGGATCATACCAAAGCGATCTTGCAACATAAGATGGAATACCAATAAAAACTAATACAAGAATAATAATATATTTCAAAGGAATTTTTTGTTTATGGGTATCAACCTCTGTTGATGTGTAAGTACCATATAAATGTTTTGGAAATTTCCAAATTGTCTTGTTAATCGCATCATCCCTGACAGCTTTTGAAACCGTTGTATGGGCTTCTGGAAACTCATAGATCGTTGCCCTTTTCATCTTAAAAACTCGTCGTAAATGTAAGTGCGTACCCACATCAGCAAGAATATGGGCTGCAAGCTTTTTTGGGCTTTGTGTTATCAAAAAAATATCAAAACCAAAATGCCTGTGCATTGATAAGGCAGTACCAATTTCTCTAATTTGTTCCTTTTTAATATCAAGTGCCGTCTTATATTTTCTATTGATCTCATCAATTCTTTGCTTTTTTTGTGTTGCTGTCAGTGAGTCATCTAAATTGACGATATCAATATCCAAATCATAATCAGATCGATCTATTTGGTAATTCTTTAACAAGTCTTTTTCCGCAAATGCTGGATGTTCATGTGCTTCATCATAAAAAACAGCAATGGGTGTTTTCAGCATTTCAATATTTTGACGTCTAAAATGATCTAGATCACGCCAGTCTTCTTGGCTGGAAATCTGAATAACCCCTGGGACTTTTAAACCTAATATATTTGAATAAACAACATAACCATTGTTCAAACATTCATAAATCAATTCAACAGCTTTAAGTGTTTTTCCAGAACCAGGCGTTGCACTAATAAGCGTTAGCATTGTCGCTCCTTAAAATTTTTTTTCTCGCGGGCGTCAGGGCGGAGCCTGCTACGCTCGAAAAAAAAGTTTTAGACTCGCACAATGTATCGTGATATGGAGTCTACTTTATTGATATGAAAAAGCTTAAAGCTGTCTAGTAAGCATGAAGCGCATAGAACGTAAATAAGTCACTGTGACTAATGCACCTAAAACAATCGAAAGATATTTATCAAATCCAGCAATTCCTAATATGGAAATAACATCTGCTGGTAGACTTGAAACAGCATTATTCATTGAGTTAATAAATTGACTTAAAATATCGTTAATGAAATACATGGAAAAAATGCCTACACCTAAAGCGGACAAGGCTCTAAAAATTAAACCGGATGCAAACCAAGTAAGAACCCTTACTAACAAACCAGCCATTACTAAGTTTCCTTTCTAAAGCCACTGATAATAAAAGCACCGTGCAAATAGGCAGCAGCAATAATGAATGGTCTTGCCTTTGCAAAGAACTGACAGAATGGTTCATAACTAATTTCAATCGATGATGAAACAATTCCAAAATCAAGAGGAATTGATAAAGGTACTGGACAAGATTGAGAAAATGAAAAATCTGGATTGCTAGGAAGTTTTGAATAATCAAATTCTTTTAAGTCGTATTTTTCAGCATCAGGAACTACGGAATCATCTTTAAACCAATCTACAAACGAGCAGATCGGTGTTGCCCAATTGCAAAATGTAGGCAATTCTAAATTAGGGTTATTTGGAGTTGTAACAGGTTTATCTAATGCAGGTGTTGTAACATCAGGATATGCTGGAAATGCCTCTCCTTTCGTATTGTTATACTCATTTATTGCTTCGATTGCCGATGGAGATTGATAGACTTCGTTATAGTCAAATAAAGGAGATAAATCAGCAGGCTTAGCTTTATTAAAAACAGTTTCGCCCAATACTTCAGGACTAACAACTGCATAGTTTGGAATTGGTTGAGGAATTACTTGTTTATCAATCTGTGTAGGTGCAACAGTGACTTTTGTGGTTGATACAGGATCTTCAACAGTTGATACTGTCAGACTTAACTCTTTATAAGTTGAAGAAATATTAACTAATTCACACCAGTTGACAGATTTTGCAGGAATGTATTGCATAGCTGGATATAGATGATTCAATTGAGCTAATGCTGATACACAGTAATTTAAACTTAGTACATTCCCTGATAATGGTACATACTCATCATTTCCAGTAGTTAGAACATTAACAATATCTGTTTCTGGAAGTTTTTGAACAATTAGAGTTTTTCCATCTACATCAATTGTCGACATGCCTGCTTCAGCAGCAATAGTTCCTAGTGCAGCGAAAGCAGCAAATCTTCTTGAAATAACAAAAGTTAATAATTTAGCGACTTGTGGCTTTGAAAGCTGTTTAGCTATAACAGTTGAGACACCTGTAATTTTATTAGTAAAAGTATATGAAGCTCTTAAAAAGTAATTATTGATTTTTTGTGGCAGTGAGTGGCTCATTGAATATGATGCTGAATTTGCATGAGCAAAAGAAGGCACTATAGAAAGTGAAAAAACTAACGTAATAGTAATGCAGCGAAACAAATAAACATAACGGCTAAATAAATCCATCCTTCCACCTATCACACCTCATAAATAAAGAACCCCATCACAAAAGTAATGGGGCTTAGAAATTAACGAATTAGAGCAATTACACGTTTGATTACCCAAACACCAGCAACTACACCAATAATCGCAATACCTACAGTTTGAAGAGTCCCAGAACCACCACTGATTGCAGTAGTTGCGCCAGTTGCCAAATCCTCACCTTCTGCAAATACAGAACCAGCAGCGAGCATAAGTGTTGTACCTAAAGCAACAGGTAAAGCCTTGTTTTTTTCTTTAACTTGAGTTTCCATATAAACCTCATTATTTAAGCAAGCTAATTACTTGCTTGACGATGAAAACAACGGCAAAGCAGCCTACAATTGCTACCAACAGTTCATTGGCTTCTTGTACCGTTAAATCTGGCAAGATTTTAAAATCCTGCCACTCCAAGCACGTTTGCAAACCTGATTCATATTGCGGTGATAAAGTTTTGCAGACGTGCAT